ATGCTGTTCATGCCAACCTCGCTCATGGTCGCCGTCACGTTGACGACGCTGACGGAGTTGTTGAGGTAGTCCTTGTCGAGCTTGAGGGCGACGTTGTAGGAAATGTCGGGCATTACTGGTTCCTTAGTTGGCTACGGGGTTTTGCTTCTGGGCGATGCGTTCGAGGATTGCGTTGGCCTCCTTCTGGAGGGCGACCATATCGACGTCCCTCGCGGAGTCGTCGCCGCGGAGGAGGCGGTTGAGTTCCTGTGCGCCTTGCATCGTCGTGACGTCGGAGGCGTTGAGGGCGGCGCGGGACGGGCCTTGGAGGACGGCGTTCTGGACGGAGTCCATTAGTCCCATTGTCACCGGGGCGATTTGCCGCATCATGTCTTCTTCGGCGCGGCCGATTGCCTCGTTCATGCGTTTGCGAATCTTTTCGATGTCTTCTGGCATCCCGCTACTGTTCTCGGCGGCGCGGCTTGCGGACTCGCGAATGTCTGCAATCTGCTGCTCGAGGTCTTTTGCTGCCCGCTCGCCTGGTGTTTGCTGGAGCACGTCTCCGCGATCGGCCGACGCCGCCTGCTCGGCGAGTTGCGTTGAGGCATCCCTTGCCCTCTTGACCCCCTCGCTCTGCTCAATGACGCTGTTTTCAAGTGCGGCGCGTTCGGCGATCAGCGCGTCGCGGGCCTCTTGCGGCAAGACGCCAGCGGATGCGAGCTGTTTGTCGATCTGGCTGATGCGATCGAGGGAACTGGCGATTTTTCCAGTGAAGGATTGAATCGTACTCTCGTATTCGGCAACGGCGAGCTCGGCATCATCCCATGTCGGGAAAGTTTTTGCCCCTTGGCTGATTATGTCGGCTTGCTTCTGCAACGCATCCGCAACGGCGTCCAGACCTCTTCTGCGGGCCTTGGCGATTACGTCTTCAATTGTCTCGCCGCCTGCCCTTTCGATTCCAGCACCCTCGCGTAGCCGATTGAATTCGTCTCCAGCGCGCAGGAGTCGCGTGGCACGCCCTGCCCGGTCCTTCGTCGTCCCAAACTGGGCCGCCTGCTGCCCGAAGACTTCCCTTGCTCTGGCGATCTCCTGCTCAACACGAACTTTCGCCGCCTGCTGATCTCTTAGTTGCGACTCAGCGGCGTCACGGGCTTTTCGGCTGTCAGGCGTGCTTCGGCCAAGATCGGCGCGGCGGGTGGCGTCGGCGTTGGACTGTGCCTGCTGGAGATTCTGCTCGACCTCCTGGCGAGATCGGTCAAGCGCCTCCGCGAAACGCTGCACGGCAGACGTCGCGACGGTGATCCCTTGCGTCTGGTTTTTCAGCGCGGCGGCCTGGGCCTCGGCGTCGCGGAGCTTTGTGGCTGCCTCCTCCTGCGCGGCCTGTCGCTCCGCTGGGTCGGCAATGCTTGCAGCTGCCTCAAATGCGGAGAACGCCTCCCGGAATGCTAGCCCGACTTGGTCCACAGCGATGCCGAACTGCCTGGCATATGGCACAGACTGCTTTATGGCCTCTGCAACAGCGTCCTGCGCGTCTGAGATGCTGCGGCCAGCCAGCTCCGCACCCCGAACAGCGTCAATCGCAAAAGCGTCGGAAGCAGCCTCAATCGCAGCGTTCAGTCGTTCGGCCAATGAGTTGAGTTGGTCGAAACTCTCAGCGGCGATATTAAATCGCAAACCTCCATCAAGAAAACTGGGGCCATCGGCGAGAATCTCACGCAATTTCTTGAGTGGCTCGTCGAGCGCATCCCTTCTCGCCCTGAGCGCATCGACTGACTGGCCCTCGGGCAGGTTGGGGACATTGTTCCTGAACGGGTTAGGGGCTCTTCTGCGCAGAGTTTGCTCAACCTCATTGGCGTCAGGCGCTGGAAGGACCGACAACGCCCTTCGCCGTCTGGCCTCCCGATCTCGTGACTGACGCAGTTGCTCTTCGAGGCCGACGCGCTGCGCAAAATCACCAGAACCTTCGATCTCGCGCTGAAGCCTTTGCTGCTCCGCGCGCTCTGTGCGAACGAACGGGTCGGCATCTGCGATACGCCTGTCCCGACCCTCACGCTGCTTCTTCGCGATGTCGTCGATCTGCTCAGAGATACGCTGCGCCTCGTCGGCAAGCGGCGATAGAGTACCCCTCGAAAGTTCATCGCCAAGTGATTTCCATGCTTCGGCGAGGCTCTCGACAAGGCTCTTCTGGCGTGAGATCGCATCGTTGAGCGCCTTCGTCTGATCTTCGGCCGTCCGTCCTCCGTTGACCCAGCTAAGCAACGCGACTCCTGCCTGGGCGGCGATGGCGACTCCAAGTCCGATGAACAGGCCTTTCGTGCCACCGATGATGAACGCCAGTTGAGTGACGTTGTTCTGGACGGCCCGAAGCCGCTGCGTGAAGTCGCCCTGAACTGAGAAAAAGTCGTCGATCGCGAAAGCTGCCTGCTGCGTCGCAAGCGACAAGTTATTAAAGCTGCCGCGGGCGATGTCGCCGCCACGGCGAATCTCCCTAAGCGCCGCGTTAAACGAAATCTTCCCCGTAGCGGCTGCGGCCCTCGCGGCCGTCTCCTGGAGCAGCTCAAGCTCACGCCGAACGGTTGGGAGCCCGGCCGTTCCGGTTCGGATCGCCTGCTGAAGTCGCTTTCTGTAAACATCATAAGCCTGTGCGGCCGGCCCTCCGGCCTGCGCGCCGACGCGCGCGAGTATCTGCTGCAACGCCTGCAACTCTCCGACCGCCTGCTGCGTTGCCAGGTCGCGCGTAAATTGCTTGAACGACGGTATGTTTGCCGCTTGGCGAGCGCGATTGAATGCCTGAGAGAGCCGCTCCACTTCGCGGGACGCGCGGGAGAGTTCAGCCGTTGTCGCAGCGGGTAGTGACGCGAGCCTCTCAAGTTCCTGCTGGGCCGCCGCGATCGCCGGGATAAATCTTGACCGAAGCCCCGCCGGAAGTGTATCAAGCTGCCCTTTAAGCGAGACGATGGAGCCCCGGAGGACTTCGATCTGACGCCTCGGAGCGTCAAGGTCAAGGCCGAAGTCAAGTTGCGAGTCCCTTTCCGCGCGGGCGCGGTTGATCAGCGGGGCGACCTCGCGATCTGCGACCGCCGCGGAGTCAGCGGCGGCTTGCCTGCGGAGTCGCTCGCTCTCTTCGTAGAACTCGCGCTCCGCTTGAGCGCGCGCGATCAGTGGCGCAGCGGCGTCAGCGGCGGCCTGACTGGCGAGCCTCCTGCTCTCTTCGTAGAACTCGCGCTCCGCGCGGGCGCGGTTAATCAGTGAAGCCGTATCTGCGTCTGCGCCGCCACCGCCGATCGCCGCATTGACTTGCGCCCGCACCCGCGCTGAAATCTGAAGAAGGCTCTCCAGGCTTGCCTGCGCCCGCGTCGTGTCGATGTTGAGAATCGTACCGGACTCAATCTCAGCCCGTCGCTTCTGAATCAGATTGTCGATGGCGACGAGTTTCTGGACGTCATTCGCAACACGACCGCCCTCGAGCACGGATGCCGGGGCGGCGGCGGCCCGCTGCCTTACATCGGCCGACGCGGCCAGCGAGTCGCGGACGCGGGGGGCTGCGAAGGCCAACTCCGTCCCGCGCGGGCCAGCTGATGCCATCTGCGCTGCCTCGGCGAGCCTGTCGGCGGCCTGGGCGGCTGCGATCGCACGCCGCTCGATACGCTCGAAACTCTTTTCGCCGATGATCCCGCCGCGAGTAAGCGCGGAGTTGAGATACTCCGCGCTCTTCTGGGCCGACTTCATCGCCGGCTCAAAGCCCAACTGCACCGGCGCAGCGAGTTTCTCGACAGACCGCGCGGCTCGAGAGAGCGGCTCATTGACGGCTACGGCCGCCTGCTGGAGGGCCTTGAACTGATCGACGGCCTGGCGGATCGAACCCACCGCCGCCGTGTCGAAGCCCTTGAACGAGAGCCTCTGCGTGGCGACCGCCTGGAGCGCGCGGGAAACCTTCTGCGACTCGGTGTAGATGCCGCGGAGCGCCGACGTCGCCTCTGACTGGGCGCGTGTGAGCGACGTCTGCATCGACTTGGCGAAACTGCGAACCTCGTTCGCCGAGGCATTCAGCTTGCTATTGAAGTCACTGGTGTTCGCAGTGACCAGCGCCGAGATTTTGCCGAGATACGCTTTTGCCATCGGGTCATCCCTGACGCGGCTGGTTCAGTTTCATCAACTCGTTGATAATCTGCGCCTGCGACTGCTCTGGCTTGACGGCCGTCGGAATGAAGACCGCCTCGTCAGGGATGTCGCCTTTCTTGTAGTTCCCGCTGGCCGCCATGATGATGCGGCAGATTCTCGCGGTCTGAGCCCAGAAGTCGGGGAGCGGATGCCTCTGGTCGTAGGCATACCACTCCGCGATCTCCTCCGAATCAACCTCCCGCAGCAACCGCTTAACCGACATTCCCAAGCAGAGCGCTAACTTGAGGTAGAACTTCCGCTCGGGCCTGTCGGCTAGTCTTTTCCCAGCGCCTCCACGGCCTCGTTCGTGAAGGCGTTCACCTTCCAGGCCGCGTCGAAGACGCGATTGATCACGACGCTCGACTTCTTGCCGAGTTCCGACGAATCCTCGTCCTTGAAAATCCGCTCGCCGGCCTCGTCGCACAGGGCGAGCAGGAGGAACCGGACGCGGAACGCCTTCATCTTCTGCTCGGCGTAGGACTCCTCGAAGGAGTCGCGGTCGGTGCCGCTGATCACCTTGATGTAGTAGGTGCCGCCCCACTCGGGGATTTCGATGGGCTCCACCTTGATGTCGTTCGCCGCCAGAATCCGCTTCCGAAGATCAGTCGCCATGCCAATACTGCTCCTAGTAATAATCCGTCATCACAAACTTCATCGTCCCTCGAACCAATTCGCCGACCCTGGCGTCAACCTGCACAGACTCGAGAACCACATTCCTGCCAATCGAA